TAAGTTCAGAAATAAATTTTTTACTCAGATGGTATGTACTAAACGGAGTACATAAAATAAAAGCAGGCACTCCAATTGCACATATTATACCAATAAGTGAAAAATCATATGAGTTAATCTGCAGAGACGCCACAGCTTGGGATAAACTTTGGGTTGAAAAACGCAAGTTTTTAATAAATTTTTCATTTACAGTTCAACGTAAACGACTTAAAGATGCGTTTAAGGCACATTTTGGATGAAAACAGAATTATTATTCCCCACAGTACTTAATAGTGGGCATATAGATCTTGATATTAAAACCATAAACGATTACAAAAAATGGGTCGAAGTTGAAAAATTAATAACACCTGGAATTATTGGTTCAACAACACACAACGGATACCAACGAGCACTGGGACCAACAGATGTTGAACCAAAATGGTTTAAAGATATAATGGCAGGCTTAACTGATATCTTAACTGAAATTGCATTACCTATTAAAAGTAGTTGGATTGTTAGTTATAATACTGGTGGATTTCAAGACCCTCATATTCATCCAAGCAGTTCATATACATTAATAGTAAATATTCAGGGTGATGGAGATTTACTATTATTTGATCCAAGACCTATGGCAGTTGCCTTGTCTGAACCATTTGCAAAAAATATTATTTTAAATCCAGGAGATTGGGTAGCATTTCCTGGAACATTATCTCATGCTAGTAGGCCGTGTAATAATAGTCGAGATATTTTAGTAATAGATTTTGCTCTCAATAAATATCTTGTGCTATAAAAGCACATTCAAATGACTATTTGAGTAAACTATGCCAGCACAGCTACTATTTCCAACCCCTATCTTTATACACGACTTTGAAGGTGATGAATTAATTGCTATTCAAACAGAGTTAACGGCCGCAATGCCGGCAATTAGATCCACTAAAGAATTATCTACCAGTGGAGGATTTGTTGAAACTACTTTTAAATTTGGAGAAGGCTATGTTAATGATATTGTCAAACATGATTTAAAAGTATTTCACGAAGCAGTTAATAAAATTGTACATAGTTATGCTTACAGTATTCAATATAAAGGTCCGTTTTTACAACTAGACGGTGCTTGGACTAATTTTTTTAATAAGGGGCACTTTTACTATGAGCATCAACATCTTCTAGTCAAAGTAGCGGGGGTTTATTATTATTCCACCAACGGTGTAGATGGAAATTTAATATTACAGAATCCTAGCCCGCACATGACCTTTGGTTCATGGCCAGCTGATGGCATGGATGAAGCGTCTATGATTTATCCTCCTAAAATTGGTAGGCTAATTTTATGGCCTGCTTGGCTAGGACACCGTGTAGGCCTAAACCAAACAGACAACGAACGCATCAGTATTGGCGTAAATTATAATTAACACACATACACACAATTGAAGTTAACTTAAAAAGGAGAAAAGATGGACTTCATCACAAACGTCCTGTTAAAGGACATATCGTATCTATGGATGATATTCTTCATTATGATCACTGCTGGACTAGCAAAAGAGTACGCTCTATTCGCCCCAGCATTTGCCTATGTAAGAAATACATTCCGTAGCAATAAGTTTGTTGTAGTACTATTAAGTGCGATTGGTGGAATATTACCAATTGAAGGCCGAGTCACTGTGTCAGCAGGGTTGCTCGATACAGTAGCACCTAAGTGTGGACATGGTCGTGAAAAGTTAGGCATTGTAGATTATCTAGCAACACATCACTATTATATGTGGTCACCGTTAGAAAAAACTGTAATCTTACCTATTGCGGCATTTGGACTTACTTACACAGCGTGGCTTGGTCTAATTGCACCTTTATTATTTGTTAGTTTTGCATTTATTACTTGGTACATTTGGAGTCAGGTAAAAGATGAGGAAATTACAATAACACCAGGGAATTTTAAATTATCAGCAGTCCTACGAAACATTGTTCCTATGTTTGTGGCCATTGGCCTTTACATTTACAATGATGCATGGATGGTTGGTTGTTTTGGGTTTCTAACTCTATACTATATTGTCATTAGTCAACAATGGAACATTAAAAAGTTACTTTCATATATTCGCTGGGACGTATTGGCATGGGTTGGTGCAGTTATTATGTTAGGTAACTACATGAAAACTTATGATGCCGCATGGCAAACTATGTTAAAGGCAAGTGTGCTAGATCCGCATACTTTCGTTGGCATGGTGGCTATTTCGGCAATTGGTTTTATGGCTAGCTTCTTAATGGGTAGCAGTGGAAAGTTTATTGCAATTGCTGTAATTATGTCTCAAGTCTTTGGGGTTGAGTATTTTTTATGGTTCTTTGCTTTGGATTTTGCAGGCTATTTGTTAAGCCCTACGCACAAGTGTGTTGCAATTGGTAACCGTTATTTCGGAACACCAATTAATACTTATTACAAAGCATTAGGAGCATGGGGAGTGTTGTTACTTGCAACCGCGGGTATCATAACATTTTTAATTTAAGGAGCAATTATGAAAAAAATATTTGCCATCATGGCATTAGCATTGACCGGCTCAGCATTTGCGGCTGAGAGCGGCGTTGGTTTTGAATTTGAGCGTGAGCGTGGTAATAATGCCCCAAACACTTTTGAAAACACAGTTAGCGTAGCACCATACTATAAATTTGATAACGGCGTTAAAGCTGATATTAAATTTTATGGCAGTAGAGAAGACGGTAGCAAGACACTTGAAAACAAAGTTGAAGCCCGTGTTCAAAAAATGTGGGAGGTGATGCCTAATACAAAGTTAGGCGCACGAGTAAGTGTTGGAGAATTGTTTAGTTCTACTACCGACTTTGCCTACTATACGTTTGAGCCAAAAGCAAGTTACGCATTATCCGATGCGCTATCTTTGCAAGCGTCTTATCGTTATCGTAATGCGTTTAATACAAGTAACAACTACGAAACTCGTACAACAAAGTTAGGCTTTGATTATGCCCTAACTAAGAAAGATGAAGTTGGTGTTCGTTATCTTATGAAACGTGGTGATTATGATACTAACGGTGTAGAACTTGCGTATACTCTCGGCTTCTAATTATATGTTATTCTAACAGGTTTAACCAACCAGTAAGTATATATTTGGTATTACTAATTGGTGGGTTACCCCTGTGTGCGTGAGTAAATCCTGCTGGCCAAATTAACATACGGCCAGCTTTTGCTTTTATGCGTTTTGGATAATATAAAAACTCAGTTTCACCACCCTCATCAACATTATTGAGAAATAGCATCCAAGTTACCACACGTGATGCAACATCATGCGAATCTGTTTCAAAATGCCATTCGTGAAATCCACCACCCACTGGTGTTTTTTGAGCTCTAATGCTTCTAATACCATGTTTAGCACATGCTTTTAATATACTAAATTCTTCTATATACTCTTCATAAGCCTTCCAAAAAGCAGGTAATACATTTAGTAATGTGTGATGTGTTCTATTAAGGTAAAAGGAATCTTCCTCAAACATAAACACTGTTGAATCTTTACGTTTGTGACCCGGCTTACCATCACCGCCGTATTTTTTATGATCAATGGTTAAATCAAGTCCATCCATTTCATCGTAATATCTGATGATATCTTGGCATTGTGATGTGGTAATAGCATTGTCAAATACGCCTATAAAATTGTCTTTATTATTCATGTTAACCTTGATATTTTTATTATATTAAATCAACTAAATCAAACACTGTTTGTAGTTTTGTACGAATAGTTTTACTGCTAAAGCTATTGCGTAGGCCCTGATGCAATGGTTTAGGTGCCCTGTCTATAGTAGCCCAGGCCCATCCTTGATGTTCATCGCTAAGTTCTGGAACAAACTCATTGGCTATCACGCACATGTACGTATGGAAGTTAAACACTCGATCATTGGATACAAACGTTTCTAGCGGAATTGTTTTTAAGATTTTAGGAACTGTGCCAATTTCTTCAGCAACTTCACGCTGTAAACCCTGCCATGCAGTTTCACCACTCACGTTAGTACCACCCACCAATCCCCAGGTGCCTTCATGT